ATCGAAGTTAGCGAAGGGATTAGGAGTGTCAGCACCGCCAGTGTAATCATCATTCTTCTTTCGAGTGAGAGTGACGATATCTGAGAAGGTTTCTGACTGGAAGTTGAACCACCACTCCTTGTCGTGATGACGAGCAGTCTTGAGGTCTTCCTTAGATTGGTAGGTAATTGTCATACCCAACCACTCAGCTACAGCGTGTTCAGCTTTAGCACCCTTAGAATACTGCCAGCCGTTCAACATATGCATGTGAGTAGCACGGGAAACAAGATGAGATAGGTCTTCCTGAGCACACTCACGGGGAGTAAGTTCGCCTACAGTGATACCCTCAACCGTAGCTGCCGTGCGGCTTAAATCGGCAGGGTTAATTACTAAGTAACCTTGCTCCTTGTAGCGATGCGCTGCCTCATCGAATGCGGGGAAGTTAAACTCCTCGAATCCTGTCATCGGTCCTGCAATGTAGACAACTTGGTCGCCTAAGTTTATTTGCGGTTGTTCTGTTCTGTAGGTGTCCATAATGTTACTCTTTTGTTTGTGTAGTCTTTGTTACGTAGGATGTAGGCGAGGCGAGCAGTGAGCAACGCATCGTCTTCGGTTTGACCTTTGCTTTCGTATATCTTTACGACGCCTTCCCAATTCCAACCGTGCTTCTCTAAAAGCTTTAAGGCTGTCTTTGGTCCAACTCCTTTGAGCCCTGCGTACCCATCAACGGTGTCCCCCATGAGGGTCTGTGTCAAATGGTTACGGTTGGCCTCTTCTTCGGTGAACGTCTTCAGCTCATCACGGAGGAAGTTATACCAAGTGATGGGGAGCGTAGCGAAGTCCTTGTCCCCAGAGACAGCAATAGTATTCTCTGGGTCTTTGGTGCAGAGGATGCCAATCAAGTCATCAGCCTCAATACCTTCTTCTAGCATTGAAGGGTGACGGGCTCGTGTCTGCTCAATGATACCAGAGAGTCCCAAGGGCTTTCGAGTACCGCTTCGGTTCGCTTTGTATGCAGGGAATATCTCATACCTGAAGTTACGACGTGGGCTGAAAACTATCTGGTAAGCTTCTGTTTTAAACTTCTTACAGAGAGACGAAATGAAGTCATCAAAGTAAGCGAGTGCAGAGTTTACATCAGTATGGAGTGTCCAGACGTTATCGTCCCATTTAGTTTCCACCTCGTTACTGAAGGCGGCACGGTAGGCGAGCATATCGCCATCTATATATAGTGTTTTCATGTTAGTGTGTTTGTGACCAGTTGGAGCCTACCTTGAATTCACCATCCAAGGGGCAGTTGAAGCTAAGGACTTTACCAGCCTTAGCAAGAGCGTTTACAAAGCAACGACCGAGGTTGTCAGCATCAGCAGCATCGCAACTGAATTGGACTTCATCGTGAATGTTGCCGTGGAGTTCGTAGGGGCGAGTAGCGGACGCCACAAACTCAACCAGAGCTTGCTTCATTACTACCGCACCAGCGGATTGAAGGAGAAGGTTCACTGCACTGTGAGGGCTACGGCAAGGTAGCTCACGACCATCAAGACCTCGGAGGATGCCTGTAGCTTCCACACGTGTCTTAACAGCGTCGTATAGTTTCTTGATGGATGGTGTCTGCTTCATAAAGGAAGCCTTGAGAGCTTTACCTTGTTTGGAGGAACCACCAACAATAGAACCAATCTTAGCATCACCAGCACCATACAGGAAGGCGTAGATGAATGTCTTGGCATCGTCCCGTGTAGGTAACCCAGCAGCCTTTTGATTGGCTGTATGAATGTCACCTTCAAGGATTGTTCTGCCATACTCTTTATCGCCAAACATAGCGAGGTAGTGAGCAAGGCAACGTAGTTCCAAGCCAGAAGCATCCGCACCAACAAGTACCTTACCTTCTGGAGCAGTCCAGCAAGAGCGGCACTCTTCACCATAGGGAGCACGTCCCGCTGGAGTCTGAGCTACGTTTGGGTTGGAGTGAGTACAGCGACCGCTGACAGCTCCGTTGGTATTTACCCGTCCGTAGATGCGTCCGTTCTTCTCTAGCTTTAACCACGCTTGCTTGCCCTCAGCCACTTGACCGAGACGCTTGCTCACGAGGAGGTACTCAAGAAGTTTAAGAGCGGACGGAGTGCCGATACTTTTAAGCACAGGCTCATCAATCTTAGGGCGCTTACCTTCAAAGGCTGCTGGCTTCCATCCCTGTGCCATCAGACGTTCACAGATTTGGTCACGGCTGTTGGGGTTGAATGGAATCTCCTTAGTCCGCTGTGGACCTTTGGTAATTTCCTTAGCCTTCCACCCAGCAGCAACCAGTTCTTTCTTGGTCTTTCCTGTTGTACCATCGGGGGCTAACCACCAATGACTTTTCATCTCAATGACAGCAGGACCGAAGACCTTGGATAGCTCTTCGCCAATCTCAGCACGACGAACCATAAGACCCGAGGTGAGCTTCTCAGCAGCCTCTAAGTCAAATGGGAAGCCGTTGCTTTCTTGTTGTCTGATGATAGTGGCGAAGCGATGCTCAAGTTTAAGCATACGTGCATCAGGGTTCTTACTTATAAGGTGCTCATATATAGCGGAGGTAACTACACAGTCCTGCTTGCAGTATTCCGCCATAGCGGGCGTGTAGGTTGACCAGTCTTCCGTTTCACCGTGGGAGTCTTTAAGAGCACCAATGCGGTGTCCCCAAGCTTTGAGGCTATGGGAACCAATGAGAGACTTATCGAATTCTGAACGTAGCAAATCTTTGTTGCGTATATCTGGGTAGATACAACGAGCCATTATAGCAGTGTCCAATACGGTGTGATGACTGAAGCCGTACATCTTGCGAAGTGCGGGGTAGTCAAAGCCGATGGAGTTATGCCCTACAATGGCGTCGAAGGAAGCCAGCTTCTCTAGTCCTGCTTGGAGTGTATCCCCCGCATAGACCTCGCTGGCTCCCTCGCTATAGATAGCAAGACAATGGACAGTCTCAAGGTCGGACAGGTTAGTCCAATCTGTTATGCCATTGGTCTCGATATCAAAGAATGCTATTTTGTTCATTTTGGTGTGCTTGGTATAAGTGTGGTCAAGGGAAGTAAGATGCCCCTTGAAGTGTTGTTGTCTCCCCCTCGCACGTCACGCTTCGTTTTCTTGAAGGGTTCAATGAGAGCTTTAAGCTCCTCAAGGGGAAGAAAGATGATTAAGGATTCAATGACGAAGCAGTAATAATCCGCTTCGGAACGGTCTACGCCAGAGACTTTACCTCTGGACATATACTCAACAAAGACATTGCCCGTCTTCTTAGCAAGCATATCTTTTTTAATTTCAATCTTTTTCTCGGAAAGCAATTTTCCAATTTCCTTTTCGGCTACTTGGCCTAGTTCTAAGTCGTGGCGGAAGTTTGAGCAGTATTTCATATTTAGAAGGGATTCTCGCTGTAGTGTTCTTCAGACATTGCGCCTGTATTTGGGTTGTAGTTAAGAGCACAGGCGATGCCTGTTTCTCCAGAGAATCTATTTTTCAGCACACGAACAACCGTCTTGTTTCGGTCTTCTAGTTCTTGCTGATTACGCTCTAAGCCAACCACCATGTCACTGAGTTGGGCGATGGCGGCTGAGCCACGTAGTTGAGCTAGGGATGTGGCAGCACCTTCCTCGTGTCCCTTGCCTTCAGGGCGCTTGAGGTGACTGACAAGAATAAGGCCAAGCTTAGTCTCTTCAACGAGAGCCCGTAACTTAGTCATAGTGTTGTCAATCATACGGCGTTCGTCACCGTCACCTTGTCCACTAACAACAATGCTGAGGTGGTCGAGTACGAGGTAGTCCACGTCCAGAACCTTAGCCATATAGCGGATGTGGCTAATGAGGTTGTCACTGTCTAGCGAGCCCCAGTGGTCGTAGAGGAAGCAAGAGCCTGAGCCGACCGTAGCTTTAAACGCTTTGTCGTAGGCGTCATTTGCTGTGAAGTTAGGTTGGAGATGTAGGAGTTCACCCATTTCCAGTCCAATGATGGAGTTCGCCGTCCTTTCAAGGGATTCCTCAAGAGCAACATAGCCAACCTTGTGGTCAGAGTTCTTGAGGATGTCGTGGGCAATAACCTTACAGATGTGACTCTTACCGATACCACTGCCAGCACAGAACGTAACAATCTCTCCCTTACGGATACCGTGTGTGAGACGGTTGAGTCCTGCGAAGGGGTAGTCGATTGCTGTGAAGTTCTTAGGTGTGGTGAGGCGTTCGTAGAGTTCGCTCCCGTCAATGATGTCGTCAGGCTTCCAAGGCTTTGCAGCCCACATAGCACTAACAATCTCCGAACCCTTCTTGGCTAGAAGAAGCTCATTAGGGTCTTTCATAGGTAGACGGGCAATCTTAGTCTTACCTGCAGGTAAGAGATGGCTTACTTCTTCGGCGGCTTTGTGTCCTTGCTCATCTTCATCAAACATAAGGATGACTTCCTCAAAGGAATCCAACCACTCGAACTGAGCTTTGAAGATGGTCTTCGCTGACTGTGCTCCAGTGGGCAAAGAAACTACAGGCCATTTACCTTCACCGTTAACCATAGCTACGGAGAGGCAGTCTACTTCACCTTCTGTAACAACAAGCTTACGACCACCATTAGGCCATAGGTGCTGACCAAAGAAGACACTAGGCTTACCCTTGCAGGTGAACCTCTTGTCTTTGAAGCGTAGCTTCTGAGCGATTAGCTCGCCCTTTAGGTTACGGTAGTTGGCTACGTGGCAAGCCTCACCGTCTACCTTTGCGACATGATAGCCATACTTTTTACAGATGGCATTTGTTAACCCTCGCGCTGGGATGTCTGAAACCTCTCCAGATACAAATCCTGAAGCGGAGCGAGGGGCAGGAGGAGCTAAATTATAGCTGCCTCCCTTTGGGTCAAATACACCACAGGAGTAGCACTTGGTGCTTCCGTCGGTGTTGATAGTAAGTGCATCTGTGCTGCTGCAATCTGGGCAAGGTTGATGTGTTTGTGCGGGTGTTAAGTTGTCCATTCTTTTGGTATTGTTTTGTGTGACCACAGGAACCCGTGCTTGTCGCACCAGTCCGCATAAGTGGTCTTGCTCTTTTTGTTTAGTGTGTTGTGTGCGTTTTGAAAGCAAAATCTTACATCCATCTCTGGGTTGCATTCACGCACCCGTAAGTGTTTGGTGCGGTCGGCGGGAAGCCAATAACCCTTAGCCTCAATAATCACTCCGTTTGGGAGGATGAAGTCAGGGTTGTAGACACACTCTCGTGTGTATTTAAGTTTAAGCGTTTCGTACTCGAAGGTTGCCCCCACCCCTTTCAGGGTGAGAGCGAGTGTAGCTTCGAAACGAGAACGATAGGGGTTAGAAGTTGATTGACGCTGTGGGCGTCGAGTCTTCTTCTTGGAACGCTGTATCCAAGGATTCGCCATCATTAATATAGCCGTCTTCTTCAGCACTGAAGCCAAAGGAAGAACTGCTTCCGTTGTTGTATTCGATTAGTTCGAGGAGTTGGACAGCCTTCAGACGCAGGGTATATCCAAACCCCTGCAAATCGGTGTACCAAGTATAAACCTCGACGCTTAGTTTTAGGGTAGAGCCGCTGCCAATAGCAGGGGACGCAGGGAGCTTTGAACCTTTCGAGTCAAAGACAGGGATGGTGAAGGTAAGCAGACCTTTCTTGGTTTGCCGCTGTGCCACCTGCTTTGCGTAGATTTCAAAATCTCCGTCTGGTGTGATGCGGATAGGATTAGAGGCTGACTTCTTTAGCTTCTTACCTTTGGTGGTGCATTCCGCTTGATACTCTCGCTCAACAATCGTTGTCACCGTTGTGGTGAAAGCGTTGAAGTCTGCTTCACTGACGTGAAGTTTACAGGAGTACACACCGTCGTCGTTAAACTTGGTGTCAGGTGTGTCAATGCGGGGGTACACTGCTGTACCTGTTGGTGTTGTCAGTATTTTGCTCATTATTTTATCTTTATGTTTTTGGTTTTTGTTAGCTCTCGGTTAGGAGAAGAAATATGGGCTTTCGAGCACCTCGCTGAGGTGGGCGTTACCGTATTCGGGTGTGTCTGGAAATTGTATGTGGGGGTGTGTCTCCTTTAAGTTCTGGAGCAGGAGTCCAAGCTGGTCAACTTTAAAAACAGAATAATATTGTTCTCTGAGAATCCTGCTTAGCTTGTCGCAGTTAGTTGCATGCGTCCCGTAACTGTCGTGAATCATTGCGAAATCGTAGATGCCCTGTTTGTTGCACTCTACGACTGTCTTGGTGAGGCACGCTGCATCGAGGCTGTGTACATAGTTAGGACTTATTCCCTGCTTCTGACGGCGAGGTGAAATATCGTCTGTATCTTTGTACCACTTGATGTGAGTACCTGCTCCGTTGATATTGGTACGAACATTCTGAGCTGTTGTTTTCTTGTAAGATTGAAGAACAGGGAAACCTGAAGGAGAAGTCCAACTTACAGGCTCCCCGTGTTCTGCTAGTGCTTTCGCACAGGACTGTAACCAGTTCATACAGTCCTTGGGCTTTTCGAGGACTTCATTAATAGAAGACCACGTTAGCTTACTGAGGTAACCAGTGACTTTATATCGTTCATCTTCTGTGAACGGGTTGGCGCATCGGGTTTTACGCAGTGTATCTTGATACCATTCATCGACGTAATCCCTACAACTGTAGAACGTGCCGCCATAAGGCCACACCATTGTAGGACGCTTTGCAAGCTTACGGTCGATACCGAATTGTATCCACTTATCTGCGTAGGGGTGATTGTCTAACTTGTCTGCTTCCAGCTTCTCAAGGATGAGGTCAGAAACAACTTTGTAAATATCTTGAGGCACGGAGCTGCGCATTACATTCGTAGCTTTTGCCCCGTATTCATCTCTCATTAGCATGGAAAGAATTTGGAGGCCGTTGTTGCTGGCATC